CGCCGCCGATGGTCAGGTCACGACAGTTCCGCGGTTTCAGCTCGTCGGCGGTGGGGGTGCTGTTACACCCCCACTTCGGTGCGGATTCCCGCACTACTCGACCTCGATTACCACGTCGCCGCCTGCATTGATCTGCACATAAGGCACTGATTTATCGAGGATTTTGTGCACTAGCTCGCTGTCTCGCATCGGTGGCATGCCTCGCTTTACCAGTAACTTGTTGATTTCTATGCATTTTTGCCTGATCGCCTCTTGCTCGGCGTTTGTCAGGCGGATCGTTGCTGGCATTTTCGTTTGGCCCATATTGACACCCATCAAGCAGCATACGTGCATGCATGTGATTTGTGTTGACGCATGCAAGTTCACGGGTATACATTCCGCCTCAATGTGATTTGCATGCATGCATGCATCGGGGGCAGGGATGTTTATCGATTGGCTGAGCGTCACACAGGAGCATGACCACGATTTGCCCGTGGTTTGTGACGTGTTTCGCCAAACCATCGACGCGCATACCGGCGAGCTGCTCGCCACTAGTCAGCCTCGCTTCCAGCACGAAGCCTCGTTCTGCACTTCGATCACCATCAGCGTCCAGGGGCGCCGTGTCACGGTCGAAGGCAATCCCAGTCGGGTAGGGCGCATCGACAATCTTTTTGGTCACTCGACCGTCGAGCAGTGCATCACCGTATACAACCGCATGCTTGCGCTCTACGGGCTGCCTCCGTTTACCCGTTGTGCCGCGCTCCAGCTTCGTGATGGCTGCTCTGGCGCCAAGGTCGGCGATTGGCTCGCTGATGGCGCGGTCATCACGATGATTCACCTCACCAGCAACGTCGGAGTTGGCCAGGGCAACCAGCTCGATTACTTGCGTGCTGTGTCGGGCATCCGCCTTGGCCGTTGTGCCGGTTTCCTCTATCCCAACGGCCGAACCGTCACGTGGACGACTCAGGCGGGCGGGAAGGGCGCTCGCCTCCAGTACCGGAAGGCCTACGACAAGGCCCACGACATCGCCGACAAGCTCATACCTGCTATGCGTCGCCAGTTCGGTGACGACTCTCCAGAGCTGGCATACGCCACCCAGCTCCTGGACTACTGCCAACGCGAAGGCGTGATCCGCTTCGAGCAGGAGCTCAAGTCTGAGTACCTCGCTCGAGAGAACCTCCGTTATTGGGGCCTGTTTGACGAAAGCCGTTTCCAAAGCATTCACGGCGAATTTCTGGCCCTCGACTCACGACTCAAGGTGACCGCTATGGACCTCGCATCCGTATCTGAGCAGCTGCTGCTTGAACAGGTTGTCGATACCGTTCGCGCTGCCAACACCACGGCCATGTATGCAATTCAGTGGGCTCACGGCCAGCGCCTGGACTTCAACAAACGCCAAGTTCAAGAGCATGCCGCCCGGCTCAACCGCATCGGCATCGACATCCGGTCGCCGTTCGATGTCTCGCGCAATTCCCTGGTGTTCGTCCGCGAGGCCCGCGAGGTCACGCCGGTGAAGAACCTCCAGCCGCCTGCCTGGTATCAGCGCCCGAACCATCTGAGGGCCGTCGCATGATCGCCGCGACCTGCTCTCTTTTCGCCACGCTGGCCGGTGGCGCTATCGCCCTCTACGCCGTTCGTTTGAGGTTCCGCCCATGACTCGCACCGTCAGCTTCCAAGGCACCCAGCTCTCGCAGCGGCAACGCCAGCAGCTCGCGTTCCAGCAGCAGACCCGCGCCGCGTTCCTGAACAGTCACCTGAACGACCAGGTGAACGAAACACTCGCCGCCCTCGAAAAGCGGAAAGAGGAGGGCGCCAAGCCCGTCAAGCCCCGCCAATGGTTTCTTGAGTACCAGGCTTCGGGCACCCCTTGTTTTGCCGACGTGTTCGGCTTCTAACTGGAGATACACCACATGCCGTTCGTATACCTGGGCGTCACCCGCGACGCCGGAACTTCCAAGAAAACCGGCAACGCCTACGACATCTCTGTAGTGCATTTCGCCGTCGACGCCAGCCAAAGCCAGCGCCCTGACCGTAAACAAGCGTTCGGCCTGGAACCTCAAAACCTGCCGATCGCCCCCGAGGCCATCAGCCTTTTCCAGCGCATCGAACCCCTCTCGTCGGTCAATTTCGACTTCGAGCCTGACCCGCGAAACATGCAGCGCAACCGCATTTGCGGCGTTCGGCCCGTACAGCAGCCCAAGGCAGTAGGCGCTAACTGATGTATTTGCTCGCGTGCGACGGTAATTGGAAAACTTCGCCGGATGGCTACTTGTCCTGCGTTGGAACTCTTACTGCCATCGAGCGCGACGAATTAGGCCATTCCGGCCTAACTCCCGAAGATATACCGGTACTTACCGGCCAAGCGCTGATTCTGTTCGCGGTTGTCTTCGGGATTCTGTCGATGAAAAAAGCTCTCTCAACACGCACATAGGAGTGCAAACAATGCAAAAGCTCAAAGCTCTGTTCGTTGCTGGTTCCGCCGTTACTGCTGGCTCGGCCTTCGCTGCCGTTCCGACTGGCGTCACCGAAGCAATTACCGAAGCCGGTACTGACGCCGCTGTGATTGGCGGTGCCGTTCTGGTCGTTCTGATCGGCATTGCTGCGTTCAAGTACATGCGTCGCGCGATGTAATCGACCCGCAGTGCAATCAAGGGGCTCGGGTCAAACCGCGCCCCTTTTTATTGGGAGAAGTGAAAGATGGGGGCGACGGAATATGCGATTTTGGTTATTACGCTGGCTCTGTGGGCTTTGTTTTTTGGGCGTGTCTAGTTCTCTGTTTGCGGTTCCTCTTTCGACGTATACGGCGTCAGGTATATCGCCATATACAGGCAATCGTGAGTCTGTTGGTCCATTTTCAACCGCTCTTGAGTCGTGTCAGGCGCTCGCGTCTAAGTTTTATTACAAGCTGACGCAAGTTACTAACGCCGGGACGTCTGGAGACTGTAAGGGGACTCGTGGCACCAATACTCAGATTTGGCAAATCGGAACGTGGGTGAAGGCAGATCAGGATTGTCCTGATGGTATAGCTGCAGACGGTGTGTCGTGCGCTCCTGCTCCTGTGGATTGCTCTGCTGCGGGGCCGGGAATATTTAGTAAATCCGGTCCTGTCGTTAATTCCAATGGCTCGAACTATGTTGTTACGGCTGGTGGTGGTTCTGTTTGTTATGGGCAGTGTTCCCATACGTTGAATACGTCGGCTGCAAGTTGTTATTCGTCTGGCGATGGTCAGGGCTTTTGTAACTATATTGGCACGCCCACGGGTGAAAGCTGTTCCGAACCGGATGCACCGTTAGGCGCTACTGGCGAGCCGTTGAATCCTCCCGATACGCCAGACGTTCCTCCGTCTGATCCCAACGATCCCGGTTGCCCTCCGGGCTATGGCTGGTCTGGTACTACCTGCGCACAGAACCCCGACGATAACGGGAACCCGCCAGGTGATGGCTCGGGTGGTGATGGTGGTGATGGCGGCGATGGTGGCGACACTGGAGGCGGTGGCGGTGGCGGTGGCGGCGGTGATGACGGCGGCGGCGATGGCTCTGGTGGTGATGGCGGCGATGGCGGGGATGGTGGCGACACTGGTGGCGGTGATACTGGCGGTGGTGTTCCTGGTGATGGCGGCTCCGGTGATGGTTCGGGCGATGAGGGTGAAGAGCCGGTTGCCTCAGTTGGTGGCGAGTCCTGCTCGGCCACGATTACCTGCGAGGGCGATGCTATCCAGTGCGCCATTCTCCGATCTCAGAAGAAGCAGGCATGCGCCGACGAGGAAGCTCGCGATTATTCGAAGGCTGCACCGACCATCAACGCCGAGATAGCCAAGGGCGAATATCAGCTCAAGGAAGAGACCGTAGACGCGAGCGGCTTTTTCAATATGGGCAATCGGTTCTACAGCTCGACCTGTCCTGCTCCTAAGTCCCTGCGCATCGAGAGCGTCGGCCGCACGATCCAGCTTTCCTATCAGCCGCTCTGTGACTTCGCCGGGGCGCTTTCTTATATCGTTGTGGCGATGGCCTCGCTGTTCTTCATGGTCTATGTCGGCCGCTCTTTCGGAGGTGAGTAATGCACTTTGTCGCGATTATGACGTTCCTCAGCACGGCCATAGTTCCGTTGGTCAAGAAGGTGCTGTCTGCCCTCGGCATTGGCGCCGTGACTTATGTCGGCATCAACTTCGTGATGGATCAGGCAAAGGCCCAGGTGATGGCTCAACTTACTGGCGTGTCGGCTGACGTCGCCCAGATCATGGGCATGTTTAAGTTCGATGTGGCGGTCAACATCGTGTTCGCTGCGGTGACGACGCGCATTGTGCTGTCGGGCGTCAACAAGGTCAGCGGCTCTAAGAAGTCGCTCGGCTCGGTTGGAGGGTAACTGATGTCTACAGCAACGTTTGTGCTTCGGACCGGCAAGCAGGGCAACGGAAAAACTCTCAACTCGATTAAGGAAATCGACCAGAAGGCGCATAGGGAAGGGCGCACGGTCTATTACTGCAACATCACCGACTTTAAGCCCGATCATCCGGCCATCAAGGCTACTTGGGTCGAGTTCGACCATCCTGAGACTTGGTACGAGCTTCCTCAGAACGCGATCATCGTGATCGACGAGGCGCAGACTTGGTTCCGTGTTCGCCCCCAAGGCTCCAAGGTGCCGCTCTACGCCTCAAGGCTTGAAATTATGCGGAAGGATGGTCACGAGCTTCACGCCATCACGCAAAGTCCAAAGCTGATCGACTCGCATATGCGCGAGCTGTGCGGCATGCACATCCACTATTATCGGGGACGGGGTGGCAAGTTCATCAAGCGTTGGGAGTTTGACCAGCCGGTTATGAATGTCGGCGAGAAGCTGGACTTTCCCGACGGCCAGTCAACCCGTATCACCATCGACCCGACCTACTTCGGCTGTTACAAGTCGGTGAAGGATGGGACCGAGCATCACTTCAAGTTCAGGGCGCCTCGGGCGCTCTATGTCTTCGTGGCCTGTCTCGTTCTGCTTGGCCTAGCTGCCTGGAAGATATCGGACCGCATTGTCGGCAATGCGCCCCAAGTGGCCGAGCCTGAGCCGGTGGCTCAGCCGTCTAAGGGCATTTTGGCTACGGCGTCGCCTGCGTCGATGGACACTATCGGCGTCGATGAGTACATCGCGTCGCGCACGCCTCGGGTTGCTGACGTGCCGTCGTCGGCTCCGAGGTACGACCAGATTGCCCAGCCGGTGACCTTCCCGAAGCCGTTCTGTGTCTCGACCAGCGATCTTGAAATGCTCAAGCGCAATTCTCGGCGTATGTCCGTTGGCTACGATCAGGACGGCAATCTTGCGGGCTGTCGTTGCAATTCCCAGCAGGGGACCCGGGTCGATGTGAGCTTCGAGTTCTGCATGAATGTCGTGACGAACGGGCTGTTCGATGATACGAAGCCTGATCGCCAGCAGGTTGCAGGCGGTGACCGTGGGACGGACGGCGGAGCCGGCAGGCACGCGGGCGCTGACCTGCAGCTCGCTTCGTTGATTTCATCCAGTTCATCGCCAGAACCCGTTGAGGCGCAATATGTGCCCAGGCCGATGCCTAAGCTTTAGATGGGCGCTTCGCATAATGTGGCTGCAGGTTATGTTTAGCCGCCGCCGTGGGACTATCACAGGCCACGGCGAAGCGGTTTAACATCAACCTGCGATTATGCGATGCGCCGTTTGGTACCGTCGTCGCCTCCATCTCGCTCCCGGCCAGGATCTGCAGCAAGTCGAAACGGTACCGTTTCTGACGACCAGGTCGCGGATCTGCAGGAAAAAACGGTACTGAATGCTTCAAGAGGCACAATATGGTTTGGTACCATTTCCCTCCTCGAGGAACGAACCTGGTCAGGGGAAACGGTACCAAAATCATGTTGATCAAATTCGAAGTAGAAGACAGTCTCGCCGACCTCATGAAGGCTCATTACGGCAAGAAGCGAGCAGCGCAGGCATTCTCTGAAGCCGCAGAGGATGCGTTAAAGCTTCACGAGGAAGTGAAACAGCTCAAGCGTCAGCTCCAAGATCGCGTCACCGAAATCAAGGTTCTTCGCCAGACCCTCGAGGGTGCGCGATCAGCAGCGGTTCACTTGCTTGAGGCGTGCGGACATGGCGACATGTTTAACGATTCGGTACCGTTGCCACCTCCATCTTCCTCTCGGCCAGCAACTGCGATCGACAAATACGGTACCGTTAAGACCGAAGGGCCTCGTCCAAATGAGTCCATCGAGGATTACCTGTACCGTCTCAAGACTGCCCGCATCGCGGCTGGCCTTTAACCTCGACCTCGCCGCTTGCGGCGATTAGTCGCCTGCACGCCCTGGACTGATTGCCTCGCGGTTCCCGCGACGATACCCGCGTAGCGGCCGATCTCCCCTCAACGAAAAAAGCCCCCAGCGGCCTGTACGGCCCTCTGGAGGCTCTTCGCGATCCTCGCCCTACTGTCCCGCTACCAGCTCAACCCGCGCCCCGATCTGCCCAAATGGAACCGCTCCGGGCGTCTCTCTGCCGCTCTCCCGGACCGTCAGCGCCGCCGATGGTCAGGTCACGACAGTTCCGCGGTTTCAGCTCGTCGGCGGTGGGGGTGCTGTTACACCCCCACTTCACCGCGGATTCCCGCGATCAGCTGCCCAAATTAAGTCCCGCATTCTTGATCTGCAGGCCATCGATTTCCATCGGCTCAGCATTTTCGGTCACAAGCGTGTAGTGCTCAGGACTCGTAGCTGCACTCAGTGGCCCGCCGCATTGTGGGCATGCTGGCACCGCTGCCGCCGCAATGCTTTCTTCGACGTCTTCGCGCCACCACACTTTTTTGCATTTCCCTCCGCATGCATGGCTCGGGTTTCCGCTGTGCCCGCTGTAAATCAGGTGGTTCCGAGTTTTCACCAATTGCATGCATCAAGCCCTCTCTTTTACCCATCGCTCAAAGTCCGCTTCGGTCACGTCTTCAAGTCCTTTTTGGATCAGCCATCTGAGCATCTGCGTTTCTTTCACTGATCGCTTGGTCGCGATGGTTGCCTTTACGGCCGCCTGCTCGACCTTGCGCCAGGTCTCGTCGTCGATGTGTTTCGTAGGCATGGCGCCCCCTTCGATTAGCCGATGCAGATTCTAGGCTTATTTTCTCAGGTGCTTGACATTGAGATTCTAAGAAACTAATTTTCGCGCCGAGTTCTAAATTCTTAGAAGCTGAGATTTCTCCTCATGTCTCCATCTGGTGATCCGCGTTCGCAGATGTTCATCGACTGGCTGAGCGTCACTCAGGAGTTTGATCATGATCTGCCTGTCGTTTGCGACGTGTTTCGCCAGACCATCGATGCCCATACCGGCGAGCTTCTTTCCACCAGCCAACCTCGGTTCCAGCATGAAGCGTCGTTCTGCACTTCGATCACCATCAGCGTCCAGGGGCGCCGTGTCACGGTCGAAGGCAATCCCAGCCGGGTAGGGCGCATCGACAATCTTTTTGGTCACTCGACCGTCGAGCAGTGCATCACCGTATACAACCGCATGCTTGC